GGAGTAAGTACAGAAGATGAACACTTTAAAGAAAACGTAGTATGACACAAGAAATAAAAGAAAAGATATTGGAAAAACTTACTTTAGTTTTGGAAGACATGCAGTTGCTTAGAGAAGGTACTTGGATACCAGATGAACACAGCTGTATGGATACAATTGATAATATAAATGACGCAATAAATCTTATAGAAAATGAGTAAACCAACACCAGCATGGGTGGGCCAATATACAGCCTTCAATGATGCACTTAAATACATGTATGCTAGGTCAACAGGAGATGAGAAATCAATTTACACTCCCTGGCCTAAGTTTAATGATGCAGCTACTGATGGTCTAGAATGGAACACACTTACTGTTATTGGTGGTAGACCTGGCTCAGGTAAAACTCTGATTAAAGATCAGATCATACGTGAGTCTTTTATACTTAATCCTAATGATGAATTCAGAGTATTAGAATTTCAATTTGAGATGGTAGGTAGAACATCAGCCATTAGAGAATTCAGTTCTATAACCGGTAAGACATACAAAGAGTTATGTAGTGCTGGGTCTGTATTAAGTACTGACACATTAAACAGTTGTCATCAGTATGCTAAAGAAAGAGTAAAGTATCCTGTAGACATTATATCAACACCATTGACTGTAAATCAAATGCGTGATCAAATTGATCAGTATATGACTAAACATAAAGGTGTGAAAACTATAATTACATTAGATCATACAATGCTTGTAAAGAGAGCGCCCTATCAAAACAATTCATTAGATATGTTATTTGAGCTAGGTGAATTCTTTACACAATGTAAAAGAGATTATCCTTGTTTGTTTATTGCATTATCACAACTCAATAGAAATATTGATAACCCTGATAGAGCAATTGATGGCAAGTATGGTAATTATATTCTTGAGTCTGATATATTTGGATCAGATGCAATGCTTCAACATGCAGATATGCTGATTGGTATTAACCGGCCAGCTAAGCAAAAGATAAGGTTCTATGGACCTGATAGATATATTATAGAAAATGATAGGACATTGGTATTGCATTTCTTAAAAGCAAGAAATGGTGATGCAAGAATGAGTTTTTTCAAAGCAGAATTTGAAAAGATGCAGATTGCAGAAATGCCTACTCCTGGACAACAAGAAAGAAGATGATAAATACTAAAAAATTAAACACAGAAATTATGGGATTAACTCCTGAAGAGCGTAAGCAAAAAGTAAATAAACTAAAAGAAGAGCATGAAGATTATTTTCAAACAAGTGGTAATCTAAATGCACTGTATATACCAAAGATGGCCTACAGGCCTCAAGGTAAAGATGAATTGCATGTATCATTCTTTCCTAGTGAGCTAGAAAAAGATAAAGATATATATACTGAGTTTGTAAGTATTGATTATGATACTGAAGATCCAAAAAGAACATTATATTTGCACATAGCAAATCCACATTGGAAATCAGAATATGAATTAGTTACATCTAGCTCAGGATTTCAAAGACATCTTATACCTGTAAGTGAATTAAAAGTTATTAATGATATAACTTCTAGAAATGGTTCTGTAATAGAAGAACCTAAATTTGTAGCAGACATAGGTAAAACATTATTTGATTATACTCCTGATCTACCTAATCCTGATGCAGGTACAAATACAGATCTAGTTGATAAACTTGAAGATATAAATCAAACATTAATAACATTAACTAAAGTAATCAATAAATTAATCAAGTAAACATGGCAAACAGCGTATTAGTAATTGCTGATTCAGGGACAGGAAAGTCTACCTCAATCAGAACATTAGACCCAACAGAGACTTTCATTATAAATATAGCAAATAAACCTCTACCTTTTAAGGGTTGGAAGAGTAAGTATACTCAGATAACCAAAGACAATCCTAAAGGTAATTTTACCTCAGCTGCTACTGCTCCTGGTATTATTAAGGCAATGCGTCATGTAAATGACAAAATGGGCCACATCAAAACTATTGTAGTTGATGACTGGCAATATATGAGTTCTTTTGAATACTTTGATAGAGCTAATGAGAAAGGATATGAAAAGTTTACTCAGATTGCAGCTAACCTAGCACAAGTTGCTAAGTTACCAAAAGATCTAAGAGAAGACTTGACTATTATTTTCTTGACACACTCAGAAGATTCAACTGATATAAATGGAAATAGAAAAATTAAAGCTAAAACTGTTGGTAAAATGATTGACAACACTTTAACTTTGGAAGGCCTATTCTCTATTGTTTTATTTGGAAAAGTAAATAAAAATGATGATGGTGAACTTATCTATGGTTTTGAAACTCAAAACAACGGAGAGAACACATGTAAATCACCAATGGGTATGTTTGACGATAAGTTTATTGACAATGACCTACAATTTGTAATCAGTTGTATTGAAGAATATAACAAATAAATTAATAATTAAAATCAAAAATTATGTTAAGTACTAAAGACATGTCTGCCGGATCAGGTGGAACAAAACCAGTTATTGGAACAGGAAATCAAAAAGTAATGATCAACTCAATTACATTTGATCAAACACCATATGATATGGATTCATACAATATTACATTGCATGTAGAAAGTGAGCCTATTGTAGGTGAATTTACTGGATTCTTAAAGGATGTTAATAATCCTAATGGTGAACGTTATGCAGGCCAGGTAGGTAGAGTTAGATTCTCACCGTATCCATTTAAAGATGCTACATTAAACAATGGTAATGAAATCAGCAGAGATACAGAAGTATTAAAAGCTATGGTTTTCTTATCTGAAGTAGTTGGTAAAAGAGCTGAGCTTGATGCTATTGAAGCAAATACTATTGAAGACTTTATGATTAAGGCTGCAAAAATTTGTTCTCAAACAGGATATGTAAATGCATGTATAGGTGCACGTGAATGGGAAAACAAAGAAGGTTATATAAATAATGATTTGTTCCTTCCTAAGAGAACTAGAATGGGTGTACCTCTTGAAGAAGTAGATGCTGAAAATTCTAATCTTATTACATTTGACAAGAATGATGTTAATCATTTCCGTGCTATGGTAAAGAAAGAATCTGCACCTGCTATTAACTTTGAACCAGCTCCTACTGCAGGATCTGACTTTGAACTTTAATATCTCCAATTAGAAAGAGTGGGCTCAGTATATTGCTGGGCCCCTTTCTTTTTAATATCTTTGATTTTATGTTTAACACTAAAAACATTGTAGGAGAAGGACAAGATGTACCAAGCACTTGGGTATTTCAATATTACTTAGATCTTCCTGAACAGCTTACTGGTCAAGATGTTAAGATTAAATCTATATTTAATCCTAATGAAAGAACACCTAGCTTTTGCATATATGTAGATAAATCTATTATGCAGTATAAGTTCAAAGACTTTTCAACAGGAAAGAGTGGTAATAAAGTAGACCTAATTAAACTTGTATTTAATCTTGAATACCACGGAGCCATGACAAGGATGGTAAGTGACTATAATAAATATGTTAGGTCATCAGAATATGTACAACCAAAGTTTCAAGCACAGTCTAAGTGGCAAATTGATTTCATAAAAGAAAGAGGTTGGACCACAGAAGATAGAAAGTTTTGGTTATCATTTAGAATTGGTAAAACAATGCTAGAAGAGTATAACGTTAAGCCTATTGATTATTATAATTTAATTAAAGAAGGGTCAGAAGAAGTAAACAAACTTACTATTGGCAGTAAGTGGTGTTATGGATACTTTGATAAAAATGATGAAGTTTATAAGATGTACCAACCCTTTAGTAAGAAGTACAAATTTTATAAAGCCAAGTCATATTTGCAAGGTAAAGATCAACTTAAATTTGATCAGCCTTATTTAGTTATTTGTTCCTCACTTAAGGATGCTATGTGCTTGAAGAGTATGGGTTATAACATAGAAGTTATTAGTCCTGACTCAGAGAATACTATGATTAAACCTCATATAATAGAGCACCTAAAGAAGAAATACAAAAAAATAATAACTCTTTTTGATAATGATGAAGCAGGTAAACATGCTGTAGATATGTATGCAAAAACATATAATATCTATGGATTTGTACCAACTATATGCAAAGACATATCAGACGCTATGAAGTTACATGGTTTTGATAAAGTTCATGCAATGCTAAAACCTTTATTAAAAGAAACTTTAAATAAATAAAATGGAATTACACCAAGTACCCAACAATAGTAGAATAAAAATAGTTACCAAAAATAAGGTACCGCCCGGAGCCCCTCCCGTTGAAGAAGGAGAAGAACTTAACTTTAGATCTATAGATGGAATGTATAGTTACTGTACCAGAGACAATGGTGAAGTAGTACATTTAGTTGCATGGACTGATGTAGAAATAATTGAAGATTATGTCAAATAAAAAATGGTGGATACCAGGTAACGTTCCTTCTAGTAAGAATGGTAGACGTTGGACAGGTAAATACTTTATAGCAAGCAAAGCTGTAATGAATTACAGAAAAGCAACAAAAGATATTTATGAAAAATATACTGAAGAGTTTAAAGAGGAATTAAAAAACCATGAACTTCCAGTAAAGATATCATTTGAATTTGTTAGAGGCAGCCGCCATAAATTTGACTATCTAAATCCTGCACAAACAGTGCAAGATGATATGGTTAAGTATGGTTGGGTTGAAGATGACAATGCTGAATTTATAATTCCTGCATTTGAGCAGTACACATATGATAAAAAAAACCCAGGTGTATGGATCAGAGTAGTCACAAAGTAATTACAGTAGAAGAATTCTTTAGATTAAAAGATATGTTTCAAGGCCTGCCTGATGATCAGGAACTGGCTTGGGAAATTTATAAAAATAATTATAAAGATGATGCTGTTGATTTGCTTATGCATAAAGCATTAGTTTTTAAACATAGAAAGAAGTTTGCTGATGCAGTTCAATTTATTGATCAGCCTGAAGTTGGCAAGCAAGCTTTATATATCTATATAGATTTTTATAAGGCAGAATCTATTTACAAAGAAATATTAGATAAAATTATGAATCAATGATAAAAATACAAGATCAGGTTGCACGGACAACCAAAAGTTTAATATTTACAGAGCCCTTTTACGGGCTCTTTTTAATTGGTATCAATAAGCAATACAGTGAGCGTATTCCTAC